TATAAATAATGGAAGATTTAATTTATTAAAATGGGACAGACAAGAGAAAGTATATTACCCATTAGAAATAAACCTATATGAAAGAGGAAAAATAGATGAGTAGTGCCTTAAAGGTGCCACATTATAAGTGTATTTAATTAACAAAGGAGATAGAAAGCTATGAATGAAGACCTACAAAAAATGTTTATTAAGGATGCGCCTCAAGATGTTGATAATTTAACAGGTGCAGAAAATTTATCTGATTTAGTTCTTCAGTTACAAAAACTAGAGGACGAAGTTAAAGAAGATGAAGAAAGACTTAAAGATAAAAAACAAAAAATAGATAAACTTTCGGGAATAGCCATTCCTGAAATAATGGAATCCATGAAATTAAAGACAATGAAATTGTCGGATGGATCCGGAATAGAAATTAGAGAGATGTATAGCGCAACGATTCCTGTAGCAAATAAGGAAGGCGCTTTTAACTGGCTTCGAAACAACGGCCTGGGTGATCTTATTAAAAATGAGATTACTGTTTCCTTTGGTCGTAACGAAGATAACAAGGCGAGCGAATACGCAGACCTTGCACGAGGTCGTGGGTATCAACCATCACAGAAACTGAAGGTGGAGCCCATGACACTCAAAGCATTGTTTAGGGAGCGTTCTGAAAATAATCAAGAATTGCCCGCTGAACATTTTAACCTGTTCAAAGGAAACAGAACAAAAATAACAAGGAGCAAATAACATGACACAAGAAACAAGCAGCGAAGCAACAAAACAAGGTGGCGCAGTAGCGACTTTAGACTTTGTACAAGATTCAGGAATGGGTCTTGAGAACATTGATAAAGGAGATCTTGCATTACCTTTTCTGAAACTACTACAAAGTGGTTCAGATGAAACAAAGAAAAAACATGCTAAATATGTTGATGGCGCTGAAGCCGGCATGTTCTACAATACAGTAACTAAAAAGCTGTATAGTGGAGAGAAGGGAATTGAATTAATTCCTGTCTTTTATAGAATGACCTACCCTGAATGGGCGCCTTTTGAAAGAAAAGAAGGTAGACCTGTTCATAATGATAGAGGTCCTGGCATTATGGCGAAGACAACTCAAAATGAACAAAATAAAGATATGTTGGATAATGGTAATCAAATCATTAAGACAGCAAATCATTTTGTTATTATCAATGGAGACAGACCAGAAAAAGCTCTGATGACGATGAAATCTACTCAATTAAAAGAGAGTAGAAATTGGAATTCATTAATGGAAAATGAATTTGAAATCGATCCAAAGAGTAAGAAGGCTGTACCAGCACCTATATTTTCTAGAATTTACAAATTAAATTCTGTTGAAAATTCAGGAAGCTTTACTTGGCATGGATACAAAGTATCCTTACTAAGAAAAATAGATAATGCTGCTCTATACCAAATAGCTAGAGATTTTCACAACTCATTAAAAGCAGGCCAAAAGAAAACTGCTGAAAGTGTAGGAGAAGATAAATCTAATTATTAGTTTCTCGTAAGAGGAATGAGGGCGGGAGCGGGAGACTTAACTCGCCCTTAATAAAGGGATCATTATGTTTGAAAAATATATAAAATTATTTACTGGCTATGATGGCGATTTTGGTATCGCTGACATGTCCACAGCAAAGTTAGACTCAGAAAGAAATAAACTTAAACCGGATTACGAATGGTCTGGAAGACCTGTCACTCCATTCGACTATAAAAATCACATCGAAGGAAGAATATCCATCGGTATACAACCCTGTAGACTTGATAAAACAGCACAATTTGCTTGTATTGACATAGATCCAACAAATTATGCCAATTTTAAGGTAGAGAATTATTTAGCTTTATTCGAAAAATATAAACTACCCTTAATACCCTTGCTCTCTAAAAGTGGTGGACTTCATTGTTACATATTTTTAGAAGAACCAATTCCTGCTGCAGATCTAATAGAAGCATTAAAAGCATTTCTTCTTCCTTTAGAATTAAAACCAACCACAGAAATTTTTCCAAAACAGAAAGAATTAAAGGCAGACAACAAAGGAAATATCAAACCAGGCAACTTCATTAATCTACCTTATTATGATAATGGAAAAACAACAAGATACGCTGTAGATAAGAATAATTCTAAACTATCATTAGAAGAATTTATAAAATTAGCTAATGAATCTAAAATAACACGAGAGAAATTAGATGCATTAGTCGAAGAAACACACAAGAATATTTTACTAGGCTCTAATCCGGAATTTTCTGATGGCCCTCCGTGTCTAGCTAGATGTTCAAAAAACAAATTAGACGATGGTAGGGATCGATTTATGTATAACTATATGGTTTTTGCTAAAAAGAAATATAAAGACAAATGGCCCGACTTTGTATCAAAAGCAAATTATGCTTACCTAGAAAACCCATGGGATAAATCTAAATTAGATCAAAAATTAAAAGCTTGGGATAAAGAAACAGCAGGACATACCTGTTATGAAGACCCTATTCAAGACAAGTGTATGAGAAGCCTATGCTATTCTAGACCTTTTGGAATTAAGTCCGATAGTATTAATGCCTTTCCCGATGTCACAGATTTTCAAGTTATAAGATACGAACAACCGGAATATAGATTTAATGTGGTTATGCCCAATGATGATACATGTGAAGTTGTTATTCCTAGTTTAAAATTAATGACAAACCAAAAAGAATTATTGGGTTTAATATGGGATCAAGCTGAAACTTATTTTGAACCTCTCAAACCAAAAGATTTTAGAGCTAAATTAAACGAGTGGAAAAAAAATGGTCAAACAATCAAACCACCGGAAGGAACGCACATAGATGATATTTTAGCCGAAGAATTATATCAATATTGTGTCAATGGACCAAGAGCAAAAGAAAGAATACAAATTAAAAATGGTGCCTGTGTGACAGAAGAAGGATATCATTATTTTAAATTTCAATCTTTCATTACTCATTTAGGAAATAGTTGGAAAGTTCCTGAAGAGAAAATAGGACAAAAATTAAAAGAGAAATGTAAAGTAGAATTTAGTCATTCATTTAATGTAGATGGTAAAACAGAGAACGTTTGTAGAGTAAAACAATTAGAAACAAAACAAATTGCTTACAAAACTACCGAAAGAAAAGGATCTAATTATTAATGGATAACGGTTTGACGGAGGATATAATATTAATTACCTTCTTTTGTATTCTTTCCTACCACATAACAGGACTTTTATTATGAGATATAAAGTTATAGGTCCCCCAGGTACAGGAAAAACAAGAAGACTTTTAAATGAAGTCCAGAACTATATTAAAAAAGGCATACCCTTGGGTCGTATTGGTTATTTTGCTTTTACACGGAAAGCAGCAGGTGAAGCAAGAGACAGATACTTAAAAGTTGAAACACATTTAACAAAGAAAGATATAAAACATTTTCAAACATTACATTCATTAGCTTTTAATAATCTAGGTTTAAAAGAAGAGAATGTTATGCAAGAACTTAATTATAAAAGAATTGGAGAGGAATGTGGTATTCAAATTAAATATGCATCCTATGAAACCAATAACTGGAATGGTATTTTTTCCTCAGACAGTGAGTATTTAAATTTAATTAATCTAGCACGAGTAAGACAAAGTTCTCCATTAGAGGAACTCGATCGAAATGAACATCTCGGAAAAATAGAAAGATTTAAACTAGATGCAATAGCTAAAGAAATAGATGCTTATAAAGACCAAAAAAAATTAATTGATTTTACAGATATGTTGGATAAATTTTTAGATAAGGGAGATATTAAAAATAAATTCGATGTTATTTTTGTAGATGAAGCACAAGACTTATCTCTTATTCAATGGAAAATGATACAAAAAATAGAAGAGGATAATCAATGTGATGTATGGGTTGCTGGAGATGATGACCAGGCTATCTTTGGTTGGGCCGGTGCGGATGTAGACTCTTTTATTGACTGGAAAGCAAAAGAAATACCACTGCAACAATCAGAAAGAGTGCCAAGCGAAATACAAATAAAAGCATTGGGCATTATAGATCGTGTTCAAGATAATAGATTAACTAAAGATTATTTTCCTAAAAAAGAAGTGGGAGAAATACTAATACAATTTAAGTTATCCGCGGTTGATATGACAAAAGGAGACTGGTTAATATTAGCGAGAACCAATCCTCTTCTCAAACCTATTCCAAGATTTTTAAAAAGCCAAGGTTTGTTTTTTGAAACAGCACAAGGGAATAGTATAGGTAAAACACTTTTTGAAGATGTGGGTTATTGGAACCAGATGCGAAAAGGAGAAAAAGTTCCAGAGATACAGGAACAAAGAGTTTTAGAAAGAATGAGTAAAAGAGATAACACACTCGAATGGTATGACGCGTTTGATCAAGTTGTATCATCGACCAAAGATTACTTACGTTCTATGTTAGCTAATGGAGAAGACCTTAGTAAAAAACCTAGAATAAAAGTATCAACAATTCATGGAGCTAAAGGTGGAGAAGCAACTAATGTTGTTTTATTTTTAAACCAAACCATTAACACCATGAAAGCTGCTAAGAAATCTGTGATTAAACAAGATGAAGAGTATCGAGTTTGGTATGTAGCAGTAACAAGAACCATGAAGAATTTATATTTAATCAAATGTAACAACAGACAAAAGGAGTTTATAATATGAGTGCATACGACAAACAAATTGGAGGATCACATTATAAGGATATGAAAATCCAACCGAGTGAGTTTATCAATGAGAACAAGTTGCTCTTTGCAGAAGGCAATGCTATTAAGTACATCTGCAGACATAAACATAAAGGGGAAAGACAAGACTTAGAGAAAGCAAAACATTATATCGATATGGTATTAGAAAGAGATTACAAATTAATACCTATGACAGAAAAAGAGGAATACCGCAATGCGGGTATTTCTAAAGAAGATGCAGAAAGAACTTACCCCCCAAAAAATTCTTGGGGAATGATTAAACCACCCGAGACTTCAGGTAAAGACTGGGTTGATGGGTATAAACAATGGAAGGAAAAGAAATAATGTTTAAGGCACAAACTGAATGGAACAAACCGGAAGAATTTCCAGATTTAAGAAACTGTGATCAAATTGCTATTGACTTAGAAACTCACGATCCTGATTTAAAATCAATGGGATCTGGCGCTGTCGTTGGTAGAGGAAAAGTTGTGGGTATCGCTGTGGCCACAGATGGTTATTCAGGATACTTTCCTTTCGATCATAAAGGCGGTGGTAATTTAGAAAAAGCTAAAGTAATTCAATGGTTTACCGATCTTTGTCAATCTAACGCCGATAAAATATTTCATAATGCTATGTATGATGTCTGTTGGATTCGTTCCATGGGTATTAAAATAAATGGAAGAATCTATGACACGATGATTGCAGCCTCATTGGTTAACGAAAATAGATTTAGATTTGATTTAAATTCATTGGGTTGGGACTATGTTGGTCGAGGAAAAAATGAAACAGAATTAAGAGCCGCAGCAAATGAATGGGGAATTGATCCTAAGTCCGATATGTGGATGCTTCCCGCTATGTATGTAGGTAGCTACGCGGAAAGAGATGCGGAACTAACTTTGGATTTATGGAAGGTTATGCAAAAAGAAATTATTGACCAGGATCTAGAATCGATTTTTAATTTAGAAACAGATTTATTTCCATGCTTAGTTGATATGAAATTTAAGGGTGTCCGCGTCGACGTGGAAAGTGCGCATAAATTGAAACAAAAATTATCAGCACAAGAAAAACAATTGCTGCAAGAAGTAGAAAAAGAAACACAATTAGAGTGTCAAATATGGGCCGCAAGATCGATTGCCAAAATTTTTGACAAACTTGGATTGGAATACGAACGAACTTTAAAAACGAAAGCACCTTCATTTACAAAAAATTTTCTCTCTGCTCATAGTCATCCTTTGGTAAAGAAGATAGCAAAAGCTAGAGAAATTAACAAGGCACATACAACATTTATTGACACTATTATAAGATATGAACATAAAGGTAGAATTCATGCAGACATTAATCAGATAAGGTCTGATCAAGGTGGCACGGTCACTGGAAGATTCTCGTATTCTAATCCTAATTTACAACAGATTCCTGCTCGTAACAAAGACTTAGGACCATTGATAAGATCCCTCTTTATTCCTGAGGAAGGTTGCGAGTGGGGATGTTTTGACTACAGTCAGCAAGAACCAAGACTCGTAGTTCATTATGCATCCTTAGATCAAGATACAAGTGTTTTTGGAGTTAAAGATGCCTATCTAAATTCAGACGCAGACTTTCACACAACTGTTTCTAAAATGGCTGATATACCAAGAGACCAAGCTAAAACAATTAACCTTGGATTATTTTATGGAATGGGTAAAGCTAAGTTACAAGCCGAACTAGGTGTATCAAAAGATAAAGCGGAAGAACTATTTTCTATCTATCACCAAAGAGTTCCATTTGTAAAAACATTGATGAAGTCTGTATCTAATCGTGCGCAACAAAGAGGACAAATTAGAACTTTATTAGGACGACTATGTCGATTTCATTTATGGGAACCGAATCGTTTTGGAATTAATAAAGCACTTCCTTTTGAACAAGCAGTTCAAGAACATGGGCAAGGGAATATAAGAAGAGCCTACACTTACAAAGCTTTGAATAAATTGATACAAGGATCAGCTGCTGATATGACCAAGAAATCAATGCTTGATTTATATAAAGAAGGTATTATAGCTCATATACAGATACATGATGAGCTAGATTTATCTGTAGAGTCTCCAGAACAAGCTAAAAAAGTAGTTGAGATTATGGAGAATGCTGTTAAGTTAGACGTCCCCAATAAAGTTGATTATGAATCAGGAAAAAATTGGGGAGATATATACGACAAATAGGAGGAAACATGAAGATAATAGATCAAGTAGAACACCTATGGACAGATCATAAAAAATTAGTGATTGCTGTTGTAGTTGTTATCGTTATTTTAGCAATAGCATAATAGGGCTATATGTTGAATGGCATATTTAAACGCGAACATACCTGTGACGTATGCACAGATCAGGAGGGA